AGAATTAGACGACGCGTAGGAGGTAATTAGCTATGGCAAATGGCGGAATTATCGGACCTGTAAAAGTAGTATGTACACCATCTACTAAAGTCACAACATTTACATCATCAGGAACTTTCCAAAAACGAAACTGCACAACAACAGTACCAGAAATAATGGTAGTTGCTGGTGGTGGTTCAGGAGGAGCTGATTCTGGTGGCGGAGGAGGTGCAGGTGGTTATAGAGTAGCTACTTGTGTTTCAATGCCTAGTGCAGCTTTAGCTGTTACAGTTGGAGGTGGAGGTGCTGGTAGTGCAACCAATCCAGGTAATAATGGTTCAAATTCAGTTATAGCATGTGTAATGACATCTGCTGGTGGTGGCGGGGGTGGTCATAATGGTGTAGGCACTGAAGTAAATGGTTTAGCAGGTGGTTCAGGTGGTGGGGCTTCTAATAATGGAGAAGGCCCTGCAGTAGGAGGTTCTGGTAACACACCTCCCGTTAGTCCATCTCAAGGAAATCCTGGAGGAGATTCTCCAGATGCACAACCAAGAGCTGGTGGTGGCGGTGGTGGAGCTAGTGCAGATGGTGCAGATTCAGCACCAGGCTGTGGTGGTAATGGTGGTAACGGAACATCAAATGATATTACAGGATCTGCTGTAACTTATGCTGGCGGTGGTGGCGGTGGTGCAGTTGCACCAGGGAATGCTGGAAGTGCTGGATCTGGAGGAGGTGGTGCAGGAAACACTACTGGAGCAGCTGGGCCAAGTCAAGCTGGCACTGTTAATACTGGTGGTGGCGGAGGAGGAGTAAGAGATAATCCTCAAGCTGGTGGTGCAGGTGGTTCAGGTATAGTAGTTATAAAAGAAACAACTCCAAAATGTGCATCAGGTGTATGGAGTATTAACGATCATTTCGATCAAGTAAAAAATTCAGAATGGATAACAAGAGCAAACGCATCAGTAAATTTTTTAGTAGTAGCTGGTGGCGCTGGAGGTGGTAGAAATGGTGGCGGTGGTGGTGGTGCTGGTGGTTATCGTGCATCAGGTTTTGGACCATCCCCATTAAGAGCATCAGCATTAAGTTTAGGACCAGGAGATTACACAGTTACAGTTGGAGCTGGTGGAGCGGGAGCTACTAGTCAAGTAGGAGGCAATGGTACAAATTCAGTTTTTGAAAGTATGACATCAACAGGTGGCGGTGGCGGTGCAGGAAACAGTCCTGTAGATGGTAATGATGGTGGATCTGGAGGTGGTGGTGGAGTAGCTGCTCCTGGTGGTGGAGATGGAGGATCAGGTAATACTCCTCCTACAAGTCCATCGCAAGGTAATAATGGTGGTAATGGTCACCCCTGTTCAAGAGGTGGTGGCGGTGGCGGTGCAACAGCAGTTGGTGCTAATGCTTCTTCTAGTGCTGCTGGTGCTGGTGGAGCTGGTGCTCCGAATACAATTTTAGGTCCAGATACAAGTTACGCTGGCGGTGGTGGAGGAGGTACTACAACATGTGGACCTTTTCCACAAGCAGGTGGAGCTGGTGGTGCTGGTGGTGGTGGAGCTGGAGGTGTAGGAAATTCTGGTTGTAATGCTTCATCAAAAGGAACAGATGGATCAGATAATACTGGTGGTGGCGGAGGTGCTGGAACTTATAACGGCTGTGCACTAGGACCTGGTGGAGCAGGTGGTTCAGGAATTGTAGTAGTTAGAGTACCTGCTTCTTATACTTTGTCAGGAAGTCCAACTCCTGCAAGAACATTGTCTACTCATCCAGGTGGTGATAAAATTGCTAAATTTACAGCGTCAGGAACGTTGACTATAGATTAAAATTAAAATATAAATAAACTTTTAAGGAGAAAATAATATGGCCCATTTTGCAGAATTAGAATCAAAAACAGATCCAACAGGTTTTACATCTGATACACATTTAGTTGTGAAAAGAGTAGTAGTTGTTGCTAACGATGAAGTACCGTCAGATGAACACGCTGATGGTGAAACATGGTGTGTAAATTTTTTTGGTGGTGGAACATGGAAACAAACTTCTTACAATAATAATTTTAGAAAACAATATGCAGGTATAGGTATGATATACAATGCATCAAAAAATAAATTTTTAGGTGTACAACCTTATGCTTCATGGGCATTAAATAGTGATGATGATTGGAAAGCACCAATAACTTATCCATCAGTAACTGATGATGGTGAAGAAACACCTTCATGGTTTTATGATATTAAATGGAACGAAACAAAATATAACGCCAACAACAACACTGGTTGGGAAGCAACAAAAACAAACGACACTTCAGATCCAAAAACAGTTTATAATTGGAATGGTTCAGCTTGGGTGTCCGAATAGGAGACTTAAATGGCCAGAACAAATGGCGGTATAATTGGTAAAAGAAACGCAAGTTCTTTTGGAAAATGCACGGTCACATCTAAAACATCTACAGGAGCAGTAACCACACAACCAGGAACAAGAGTAATGGATGTATTGGTTGTTGGCGCTGGCGGTGGCGGTGGAGCTACTAGAGGAGGTGGTGGTGGTGCAGGTGGTTTTAGGTCTTTTTCAAGTTTAAATGTGTGTGGAAACTCACCCTATACAGCAACTATAAATGGTGGAGGTGCAGGCGGTACGACTCCTTCTAGAACTGGAACAGCCGGTGGTTTATCAAAAATAGTAATAGATTGTACAACATATCAATCTGATGGTGGTGGCGGTGGTGGTAACGAAGGTGGTTCAGGAACCAATGGAGCTTCTGGTGGTGGAGCAACTAGTGGTGGAAGTGCTGGATCAGGGAACACTCCTCCAAGATCACCTCCTCAAGGAAATGATGGTGGTGGTGCCGAAGGATCTCCACCAGGAAATGTTTATGGAGCTGGTGGTGGCGGTGGAGCTAGTGCTGTAGGTGGAGATGGTAATCAACCTTCTAATGCTGGAGCTGGTGGAGCTGGAACTGCAAGTAATATTACAGGTTCTTGTGTAACTTACGCTGGAGGTGGCGGAGGTGGAACATATTTAGGAAGAGGAACTGCTGGAGATGGAGGATCAGGTGGTGGCGGAGATGGTACTGTAGGAGCCTGTGCAACTGCAGGGTGTGCGAACACTGGTGGTGGTGGAGGAGGATCTGGAACTGGAACAGCTGGTGGTGGAAATGGTGGTTCTGGTATTGTTATTACAAAAGAATTAAACAAAGCAAGTGGTGTATGGAATTTAAGAAGTCAAAAAGCTAGATTAGAACAAGGCACATGGCCTAGATTTTTTTATGAATTAGATTATTTAGTAGTAGCAGGTGGTGCTGGAGCAACAGGTTGTTCTACAGGTGGAGGTGGTGCTGGAGGTATGAGAATGTCTGGCTATGGTCCTAGTCCATTACAAGGATCAGCATTAGAAATATCTACAGGTTGTTTTACTATAACAGTTGGTGGAGGTGGTGCTGCTGGCCCTGCTTCGTGTCAAGCAGGCTCTAATGGTAATGATTCAATTTTTTCAACAATTACATCAGCTGGTGGTGGCCGTGCAGGAATGATTAATGCAGTGGGGATTGCTGGTGGATCTGGAGGTGGTGGAACAGGAACTTTTCCTGCTAGTCCAGGATCTTCTGTTGCAACAGGAGGAGCTGGTAATACACCTCCTACAGACCCCCCTCAAGGTAATCCAGGTGGTACAGGTTTTGATGGTTTAGTAGCAAGAACATATGGTGGTGGCGGTGGTGGTGCTGGTGCTGCAGGTGGTAATTCATCAGGTCCTGCACCAAATGGGAGTGCGGGTGCTGGTGGTGCAGGTGTTGCTAATAATATTTTAGGTCCATGTACTACATATGCTGGTGGAGGAGGTGGTACGACTAATGCTAATAATGGACAAGGTGCATCTGGTGGATCAGGTGGAGGTGGTGCTGGAGCTAATCCAGGAGGATCATCTGGTTGTGCAAATACTGGTGGTGGTGGTGGAGCTGGTATAGCTAATTCAGGTGGTGGAGGTACAGGTGGAACTGGTGGATCTGGTATTGTGGTAATTAGAGGACCAAGTGCGGTTACTTTTGCTGGTAGTCCTACACCTGCAAGAACACTATCTACTCACCCAGGTGGAGATAAGATAATTAAATTTACAGCTTCTGGAACATTGACAGTAAGTTAATAATAAGTATATTATTTTTATAGTGGTAAAAGAAAGAATATGAATTTAACAAATTATTACTGGTATTTTAAATCAGCAATTCCAGAACGTATCTGTGATGACATTGTTCGTTATGGAAAACAACTACAAGATCAAATGGCAGTAACTGGTGGTTTTGGTAATGGTAGAAAATTAAATGCAAAACAAACAAAAGATTTAAAAAAGAAAAGAAATTCAGATATTGTTTGGATGAGTGATAGATGGATATATAAAGAAATACAACCATACATTAATCAAGCTAATATAAATGCTGGTTGGAATTTTCAATGGGATTTTTCTGAAGCTTGTCAATTTACAAAATATACTAAAGGTCAATTTTATGATTGGCATTGTGATGGTTGGGATCAACCTTATCAA